CTCTCAAGGACTTTTCTGACAAACAGATCTTTATTAAGATCGAGGCTTTGCTGAAGCGTCATGATCCAGATTGGGCTCCGCGGATTATATATCAATCCTCTGATTTGCATAATGTTATTTTGGGACCTGTAATGCAGGAATGTACTAAACGGATGTTTAAGGCGATGGATGCTTGTCAAGATAACGAGCACCTTCGGTTTTGTGGCGGGTACGCCAAATCCACTGATGAGATTGCTAATTTCATAGTGGAGGACAGCGCCCCCGACTGCAAGTACATAGAATCAGATTTCTCCTCGAATGACAAGACGCAAGTCGTGGATGTGCACCTTTTGGAGGTTCAATGGTTGGAACGGCTCGGTGCTCCCAAGTGGATCACCGCGTTGATGTTACACGCCAATTGTTTTGGGGTAACATCACATGCTTTCAAAGTGAAAGCACGCGTTGCCAACCAACTTCCAACAGGTTCACAATCCACCACATTCCGCAACACTCTTTGGAACGCAAGTATTGCTGACACGTTCGCAGAGTCTTCAGGGGTGCGTGGTAGGTGCTTGGTTCTTGGTGACGACATGTTAATGCGTTGCGACAATCCGTTCTCGGTGCGTAAGCAACAGATTCGTAGAAGGTACGAACACGTCACTAAGCTCGCTCACATGGTTGCTAAAGTATCAGTTCACTGGCACCTTGCTGAGTGTTCGTTTCTCTCCAAGCAGTTTATCATGACAGACCACGGTTTCGTTCTAGTTCCCATGCTCGGGAAGGCATTTGGCAGGTTCAACGCCCGCGCTAGTGCAAATGACGGCGTTTCAGACCGCAGTTATTTGGCTGGTAAGGCATTGAGCTACTCTTATGAGTTTCGCCATTGTCCCCCGTTGTCACGGATGTTCTATGAACGTTATCGCCAGCTCCAACCAGAAAAGGGAGTTTCTCTCCTGGATCTTGGGTGGGTGGCAAAGGGTGCCTTTCTGCGCTTCGGCGTAGATGGCATCATTGCTGCTGTTCATAATCCAGGCGCCGTTTGTACGGTTGATGACATGACGCGGTTTTACCATTGGAAGTATAGTAAGACCGCTGATGAAATCATCGTGCTGGCTCTCGCTTTCCTTTTCGGTGAGGATGATTTGGATGCAGCCTTTGTCGGCCGCATCGTTGAAGACTTTCTGGGTTAACGGACCTCCGTCTGGCGGTTGGTGCAATATTACCCGCGATGGCGGAAGTGTATGCGTG